GAAGGGCACCGCCTCGTGGTGCAGCGCCAGCGTGTCACGGTTCAGCGCCGTCAGCAGCGCTACCTCGAGATCGAGGTAGGCCATGTAGAGCTGCACCTGCGCGAAGTAGATCGGCTTCGACAGGCGCAGCCCGCGCTTCACCAGGTCGGTCCACGACTTCTGGCCGAGCGCCTTGTGCTCCCACAGCGCAGGCCAGCCGATGCCGACCTCGGGGCCGGCGACGATCACGCCATCCGCGTGGCCGCGCAGTCGCCCGCCTGCCGCGACGAAGCCGATCTGGCCTCCATCCGGGCCACGGTCGCGCAGGTCGAAGCCGGCGAGCCGGAGCCAGCGGATGGACAGCGCTTCGAACTGGTGGCCGGCGTCGAAGATCCGGAGGATGTCGGCGTCGAAGTCTCGGTCCTTCGGCGCGTGCGTGATCTCGTAGACGAGCTTGCGGGCGCAGGGCTCGCCGACGCGGCTGCCGCCGAGATAGTCACGCGGTGCCTGCCGTCGATGGCGTGCGAGCAGGGCAACGTCGATCGCGGCGTTCACGCGCGCCGTGACGGCGACGGCGCCTTCGCGGCCGTGGTCGATGCGCCCGTAGACCGCGCCGGAGCCGTGGTTCAGGTCGAGCAGCACCGTCACCTCAGAAGGGAATGGGGTCGTCGAGCGGATCGCGCTCGGCGGCCTGGCGCTGCATGGAGGCCTGGAAGCCGTCGACGCAGGCCTCGATGATGCGGTCGATCTCCGCCGCGCTGCGGTCGTGGAAGGGACCGAGCAGCCCGAGCTCCTGCAGCACCTCGGCAAGGGGCCGGCGCGCGTCCTTTATTGCGCGCGCTTCCATCGGCGTCTTGTCGATCACGCCGTTGGACCTCCGCGCCAGCGCGCCGCCCGCCTCGCAGCAGGCCATGCTGCAGAAGCGGTGGTGCGGGAACTCGCCGAAGCGCAGCCCGTGCACGTAGCCGAAGCCCTTCGCCTCGCGGCCGCACAGCCCGCAGACCAGGCGCCGGACCTGATCCTCGGGCGTGCAGCGCGGCAGGGACGCGGGCGCTGCGGCGGGCGCTGCGCGCTGCCGGGGCTGGTTCCAGCGGCGTCGTGCCATCCCGCCATCAGCCGTTCAGCCAGGTCGGGCCGCCGGCCAGCGGGGCCTGGGTGGCCGGAGCGGGGGGCTGCGCGGGCGGCGAGGCGGCGGGGCGCTCCCAGACCCGGGCCGCAGGCGCGGCGGACGCCGGCGCCGCGGTGCCACCCCAGGCCGACGGCGTGTTGCCGGCCACCGGCGCGCGCGCCGTGCGCTGGCTGGGCTGCGGCGGCAGCGCCTCGCCCGCCATGATGCGCGCGTACTCCGGCTCGCCCGGCAGCACCACCCGGTCGATCCGGTTGTTGTCGCCGTAGCGGGGGTCGTTGGCCGGCTCGACGCGGAGCTTCGCGGCGAAGGTGATGCCGTTGAGGTCGGCGAGGCCCCGCAGGATCCGCTTGGCCTTCGCCGCCTCGCTCATGTCGTGCGGGTCGAGGCCGAGCGCGCTGTCGATCATCGCCCGGAACATCCCCTTCGAGATCTTCCAGCCGATGGAGACGCCCTGCTCGTCCACCTTGCCGCCGGCGACGGTGAAGCTCTGCCAGATCTTCCGCTTGCTGTGCGGGCCCGCCACCACGGTGAACTCGCAGTCGAGCATGCGCACATCGCTGCCCGGGGTCTTCGCCGCCTTCAGCAGCTCCCGGTCGAACGGACTGGCGCCGTCGATCCCGCCCTTTCGGATCTCCATGCGCAGCTTCACGAAACTGCCGTCCGGGATGAGGTCCGTGCCGCGCGGCAGCTCGGCGTCGTTCATGTCGAAAGTCATGCGTCAGCTCCTGGGCGCGAGGTTGATCTTGCGGAGAAGGGCGGCGAGGTCCGGCGGCTCGGTCTCATCCAGCCGGCCTGAGCGGTCCTTGGCCGGCAGGCCGAAGCTGTTCGCCGTGCGGCAGACGAGGCGGCGCTCCGTGCCGCGCTCCGGGTCGTGCAAGGGCGCGCCCTGCGCATCGCGCGAGAACAGCGCCATCGAGACCACCTGGTCGACGATGCCGGGGAGTTCGCGGCCGGCCTTGCCGCCTTCCATCTGCGGCTGCCAAGAGACGCGACCGAGGTCGTCGGTCACGCGCTCCAAGATGCCGACCATGATCAGGCTCTTGCCCGGGGCGTGCTGCAGGTGCTTCAGCAGCCCGATCACCTCGCGCGCCATCAGGCCGTAGGCGCCGCGCGTGTCGGGTTTCCCGGTGCGGTCGGAGAAGGCTTCCGGCCGCGTCTTCGCCCACGCCATTGCCTGGCGGGTCAGGTCGGTGATGCTGTCGAGGAAGACGAGGCTCTTGCCGGCGAGCAGCCGGACGAGGTCGGGGTGCGCGGCAACCAGATGCTGGTGGTGCGCTGTGGAGAAGTAGCCGTTCGGGTCGGCGGCCGGGTTCACGCCGCCGATCAGGCAGGCGAGGTCGATCGCGTCCTCGAAGCAGCGGATCGGGACGCTGTCGCCGGGCCAGTCCTGGACGGACTTCATGCCGGCCTCGAGGTCCACGCAGAGCGTGGTCTCGTACGGCAGCGTCTTGACCAGCGTGGTCTTGCCGACGCCGCTCGGGCCAAACAACGCCATGGTGGTCTTGTTCGCCGCGGCGGAGAGCCGCTCGTCGGCGGTGACGATGCGCAGCGGCATCAGGCGCCTCCCGCCTTGAGGGTGAGCCGGAAGGTCTGCCGGCCGGTACGGACCGTGCGCGCCGGCTCGAAGGCCTGGCGGATCCGCTCGGGCCAGGCGACGTAGGCGCGCTCCGGCACCTTGAAGCTGACCTCGAGGTACTCGCCGGGATCCTCGCCGCCGGCGCGGATCTGCGCGGCGAGGTCGGCGAGCCGGCGCTGGTCCCACTCCACGCGCTTCGGAAGCTCGGCGGTGACCTCGACCTCGCCATCGTCGAAGCGCACGGTGCCGGTGTCCTTACCCGCGGCGGCGCGGGCGCCCACGGCGCGCTGCTCGTAGCGGAGCGCGATGGCGGCCTCGATCCAGTCCTGCATGCGCTTGGCGGCCTCGACCGCCTCGCGCGCTTCGGCCTGTAGCAGGGCGAGGTGCTCGGCCGGCAGCGCGATGATCTCGCCCACCGGCAGGTGGCGCAGGCTGTCGAGGGTGGGGCGGTTCAGTGCGGGGGTGAGCATCAGGCCGCCTCCGCCAGGATGCGCGGGAGGAGCAGCGGCGAGATCCGCCGCGGCCGGCGTCGCGCGATGGCAACGTAGTCGTAGTCCTCGAAGCCGCGGCGGCGCTGCACGAGATGGACATGGCCCGCCTCGGCGAGCTTCAGCGCACGGCTCGACAGCCGCGCGACACGGACGCGCTCGTCCGCCGACAGCAGGTTCAGGCTCGGGCAGGTCTCCCGCGCGAGCGCGCCGCGGTGGTAGATGATGGCATCGCCGCTGGCGGCGGTGCCGAGCCATGCGCAGAACGCCGCCTCAGTGAGCGGCGCCGGCGGTGGGATGGGGATCGGAGAGCAGGTGGCCATGACCAGCATTACTCAGGCGCCGCGAAATCCGTATCAGGCCGCCGAGGCGATGCCGGCCGCGAGCAGACGCAGCCGCATCTCGCGGATGCGCCGGTAGATCCGCATGCGCGGCATCGTCCCCTGCTCGCCGAACTCGTGCGGCGTGTGGCGGCTCAGCGCGGCGCAGAGGGGGTGATCCTCGGGGTCGATGGCGCCGACGGCGCTCTCGAGGTCGAGGCGGCGCTCCAGCGCGGCGAAGGCGTCGGAGGGCTGGCCGCACCAGCTCCCGTAGCTGTCCGCTTCGGTGAGGACGTCGGCGAAGGTCAGATCTTCGCTGCCCGGCAGCCGGTCGTCGAGCGAGACGGTGTGCGCGCGGCGTCGACGCTGCCGGTGCTGCTCACCGATGCGGAGGGCGGCGTGACGCATGCAGACGCGGGCGAAGGCGCCGAGCGTGCCTTTGGTCGGATCGTAGGCGGGCAGTCGCGACAGAAGGTCCGCCAGCAGGTCGTGGCGGAGGTCATCGCGGTCCTGGGGAGGCAAGCCGAGGCTGCGCCCGAGCCTCCGGGCTTCCTCGGCAGCGATGGTCTGGATGGTGTGGAGATCGGCGGCGGTGATCGGGCGGGACATACGGGCTGGGCTCCATCGAGGTCGATGGCCACAGCCTCGGGCGAGCAGCCGGAGGAATCCTCTCGCCTTCCTCCCCCGATCCTCCCGGAATCCTCTCCGCCGCGCGCTGGCTAGGCGAGCGCCACCCGGATGGGGGGCGATGCCAGGCGGTAGCCGCGCCGCGTCACGTTGACGATCAAGTCCCGGCCCTGCTGGCGCGGGAGCTCCGCCGCGCTGCACAGGGCCTCACGGATGCGGCTGATCGACTTCTCCAGCTGTTCGACGGCGATTGGCTCTGCCCGATCTTCTCCACCGGACAGGGCCCTGAGCAGGTCGTCCTGCCGCGCGAGCGCCTGGCCGTCGGCCGCCTCACGGGCCAGCACCGCCAGTACGTCGAAGTCACGCGGCCGGAGCCGCAGCTGCGCGCCGGCGAAGCTGGCCGTCACGCCAAGGACGTTGACGGTCAGCAGCATAACGTCCGGGTCGGTGCCTGCGGTGCCCAGCGCCGACGGCGCCAGCCGATCGCGCTGAAGGCTCAGCTCGGTCGGATGCAGCGCGTCGAGCAGCCCGACCAGGTGATAGCGCATGTCGAGGAAGGGGCGCCGCGCAGCAGCGTCGACGCCGGGGGGCACAAGCAGCGTGGTACTCGGCGGCGCCGGGGCTGCACGCAGGACAGGGAGAAGCACGTGCGGCTGGGAGGCGAGCGGATCCAGGATCAGGACCACCGCTCGGCCGTCTGCCAGGTCCCCCAGCCGCCAGACGCCAGCGCCGAGCCGTTCGGGTGGATCGGACCAGCCGGTTCCGGCGGCCAGCATGGCAACGAGGCGATCGACAGCGATGGCGAAGCTGCGAAGGTCGGCGGCGTCAAGCACGGTGCCGGCGTTCGCGTCGTCGGGGCACTCTGCAACAAGCCGGCCGTCGATCTCCACGATCGGTCGCTCGCCAAACCCACAGGTGCAGCCCGCGCAGGGCGGCCAGCTCGAGGTCGGCGGGAGTTCCGTCAGGATCCCCTTCGCGAGCAGTCGCGCGAATGCCGGCCCCAGGAACGGTGCCGCGTCGCGCCCAGAGAGGATCGGCTCCGGCCCCGCGGCGCTACGCCGCAGCAGCAGCTTCGCCAGGCTGTCGTTCAAGGCAGAAGCCGTTTCGGCGGAGAAGCTCCATGATGCGGGCCTCGAAGCGGTGCCGCTTGAACACCGCGAGCGACGGCGGCTTGATCTTCACCGTCACACTCGTCGCGCGCTTCCTGCCGGCAAAGTGGATGCGCAGTACGACATGCCCGATACGGTACCGGCCGGGGCCGAACGCCACACGGTCGGTGTGCTGCTGGACGCGCATGAGGGCAGAGCCACTGAAGGAGCGCGTGACGTGCGTCGCCAGGACGATGGGGTGGCCGTCGCGCGTCTCGCTGTCGAGCCTGTCCAACTGCACCTCGATGATCTCGACGCGCTGGATCCCGGGGTCGAAGGCGTGATCGACACCGAAGCCGAGGCCCGTCCGCTCGATGCGCTCCAGGGTGTAAAGGTCCTGGCAATCCTCGCCGGCGAAGAAGCCGGGCCGCTGCAGGATGTGGCGCGCGAAGAACTCCGCCAGATCCGCGCGCAACGCCTTGCGCAGCCCGGCGATGCCGAGCCGGCCGGTGCTCACCTGGTAGGAGAGGACCGCGTACTCGAGCCGCCGGAAACGGATCACCTCCTCGCCCCCGCGCCCCACCACCGGCAGGACCGAGACAGGTGCCCCATGGGTAACCACAGCGCGCAGCGTATCGCCATCCTCGTACCAGCCGACGCGGCAATGGGCACCGCGATGATCGCGCTTGAACATCTCGCCGGCCGCGGCCTCGAAGGCGTCCTTGGCCAGACCGGCCAGGACGGGCTCGACGCTCTCATCGCGGCCGACGTACTCCGCGAAGGACGACCGCGCCTGAAGCGCCGCGAGGTCCGACGCAGCGTCGAACACCTTCGGGTACCGGAGGTACGCGAGCAGCGCGAAGTGCTTCGGGTCGAGCGGGATCGCGTCATCCGTGCCGTCGTCGGCGGGGGCGGCGATGGTGACCTTCAGGCGCGCGGCGCGTTCCTGCAGCAGCACCATGCCAGCCTCGGTGCCGAGCTCCGCGATGTGGTGGAGATCCGCCACCAGCCCGCTCGGCAGCGCGTCCTCGGGCCCCTCGAACAGCTTCGTCAGCGCGGCTCGCGCCTCCGGCTCCGGCAGGTCAAAGATGGTCGAATCGGACGGGTCGGCGCCAGGTGCCTCGCGCTCGAACAACTCGCGGAAGAGCTCCAGGCTCACGGTGCGCAGGAACTTGGGATTGACGAACTTCCTCAAGTCGGAGGCCATGGGCGGGGTCTCGCTCGACAGGCGAAGGTTGGGGGGGATGGGAACGCGTTCCGCGTTTGTTCTAGACAAGCGCCCCGCCCGGAGTCGAATCCTATTTTGCAGCGGCGATACGGTTCGGCGAGACGGTGAGTAAGGGCGTGGTATGGCAGCGCCCATCCCGCCAAACCCCCACCTCCCACCCCACCTCCGCGAGGTCTGCGACCTCCTCGCCCGCGGCCTGCTGCGGCTCCGCAGCCGCGCTGCCGAGGATCTCGCGCGCGATGCTGAAGAGGCCCGGGGGTTGGGAGACGTTCGCCTACACTCCACCGCCCGGCAGCGCCGTCATGCGACCCCCAGGAGAGAGGGAGTTGCATGACCCGAGCATCCATGACCCACCGCCGGGCGCAGGAGGCAGACCAGCCGGCGCCCACCATCCCGAAGATCCCGGCCACGCAAGTGCTGTCGCGGCTGGCCGCGCTGCAGACCGCCACGGCCGCCGAGTTGAAGGACCAGTGGCGGGCCCTGTTCGGCAAGGAGCCGCCGCCCTTCAACCGGCCATACCTGGTCAGTCGGTTGGCCTACCGCATCCAGGAACTGGCCTATGGGGGGGTGAAGCCGGAGACGCGGGCGCGGCTCGAGGCGCTGGGTGAGCAGCTCGACGGCGGTAATGTGGTGCTGCGCCGGATCCGCGCCGACAGCCGACCGCTGCCAGGCACGCGGCTTGTTCGCGAGTACGACGGCGTGCAGCACGTCGTCACAGTGCGCGCCGACGACTTCGAATTCGAGGGCCGGCCTTATCGGTCGCTCTCCGCAATTGCGCGCCACATCACCGGCACCCGCTGGAACGGCTGGGTATTCTTTGGGCTGCGTCAGCCGGGAGCCTCGGCATGAGGACTCGCGCTGCCGCCGGCGCGGCGATGCCGGCCACCACGAAGAAGCTCCGCTGTGCGGTCTACACGCGGAAATCCACCGACGAAGGTTTGGACAAGGAGTTCAACACGCTGGACGCGCAGCGTGAGGCCTGCGAGGCCTATGTGGCTAGCCAGCGCGCCGAGGGCTGGGTGCTGGTCCGCGACCGCTACGACGACGGTGGCTTCTCCGGCGGCACGCTGGAGCGGCCGGCGCTGAAGCGGCTGCTAGGCGACATCGAGGCGGGCCTGATCGACATCATCGTCGTCTACAAGATCGATCGCCTGTCGCGCTCGCTGATGGACTTCGCCAAGCTAGTCGAGACGTTCGAAGCTCACCGGGTGACCTTCGTATCGGTGACGCAGAGCTTCAACACGACAACCAGCATGGGCCGGCTGACGTTGAATATCCTGCTGAGCTTCGCCCAGTTCGAGCGTGAGGTGATCGGCGAACGGATCCGTGACAAGGTCGCCGCGTCAAAGGCGCGCGGAATGTGGATGGGCGGCAAGGTGCCGCTCGGCTACGACGTCGTGGCTCGCAAGCTGGTGGTGAACGAGGACGAGGCGCCGCGCGTCCGCCGCGTGTTCGAGATCTTCGCTGAGACCGGGTCGGGAGTCGAGACGGTGGCGCGCCTCCGGGCGGAGGGTGCCACCAGCAAGGCTGGGCGACCGCTCGATAAGGGCGACGTCTACAAGCTGCTGAACAACCGGACCTATGCCGGCGAGGTTCAGCACAAAGGCCAAGTCTACAAGGGCGAGCACGAGGCGATCGTGCCGAGGGACCTATGGGACCGCGCGCATGCCATCCTGCGGGTCAGCCCGCGCGCCCGTGCCGCGCAGAACCGCCAGCACGCGCCAGCGCTGCTGAAGGGACTGATCTTCGGGGTGGACGGACGGGCGCTGTCACCGACGCACTGCATTAAGAACGGCCGGCTTTACCGATACTACGTGGCCCAGCGCGTGCTGAAGGGCGACGCGCCGGGTGACGACGTCGTGCGACGCGTATCGGCGGCGGAGATTGAGGGGGCCGTGATCGCCCAGGTCCGGGGCCTGCTGCGCGAGCCCGAGATCGTGGTCGGCACCTGGCTCGCGGTGCGGAAGGAGGCGCCGGCCATCACCGAGGGCGAGGTGCGGTCCGTGCTGCATCGGCTGGATCCGCTGTGGGACGAGTTGTTCCCAGCCGAGCAGGCGCGGATTGTGCGCGCTCTGGTGGAGAGGGTCGTCATCGCCCCGGAGGGCGCAGAGATCCGCATGCGGATCGCGGGGCTGGCAGGGCTGGTCAGGGACCTCGGCGCCATGGCGCCTGAGGCGCGGAAGGCCGCATGAGTGCCGCCACCAGCATCACGGTTCGGGTCCCGCTGAAGATCCGAAGGCGGCCAGGGCGGAAGACGGTCGTAACGCCCGAGTCAGATTGCGGAGCCCCAGTGCAGGTGCGGGCTGACCCGACGATTACGAAGGCGCTCGCTCGCGCCTTCCGATACCAAAAGCTGCTGGACGACGGACGGTACAGCTCCATCACGGAAATGGCGGCGAAGGAGGAAATCGACCGTGGCTATATGGGTCGCCTCCTCCTCCTGGCCCTACTCAACCCCGCGATCATCGAAGCCCTTCTGAGGCGCCCACTCCCTCACGCAAGCCTGCACCAGCTCGGCCGGGCGGCGGCATTGCCCTGGCCACAACAGGAGGCAGCTCTTCGGCTGCAGCCCAGCCGGACAGGCACCTTGCCATGACCCTACGCAAGATATTGCGGGACCGCACTCCTCAGGTACAACATACAGCATCGGGGAATGATGTGTCGATTCGCTCGCCCCTGCACAAACAACAGGGTGAGACCGTTCGGCATGATTTCGCTGATCTGCAGTCAGACGGAGCTGGGCAAGCGAGGACACGCTGCATGACCCAAGCGATCAATTGGACGAACTTGTCTGTTCTTCGGTTCGCCGGCAACGAAGATCCGGTCGCGAAGGTTGAGCAGACCGCCCGCACGTGCGTGCTCAAGGCCCTGGATGCTGGCTGGAGCGGCCCACCGTTCAATCCGCTGTTCCTCGCAGATCAGCTTCGTATCCCGGTTGAAGCGAATGCTCAGGTTCGCGATGCGCGCGCCGTGCCCGATAATGGGGGTGTCCGGATCCAGTTTAACCCGACGCAGCCGCGTGAACGGGTCCGCTTCTCTATCGCACATGAGGTCGCGCACGCTCTCTTTCCGGACGTGACGGAGGCGGTTCGGAATCGGGGCGGAGATCGCGGCCCGGACGACTGGCAGCTCGAGATGCTCTGCAACATCGCTGCGGCCGAGTTCATCATGCCGGTGGGCAGCATGGCTCTGCGCGAGCAAGCGCCGCCGATCGAGACGCTTATGGCCGAGCGACGTAAGTTCGACGTCTCGGCGGAAGCGTTCCTGATCCGCGTGGCGAAGGTGGTGTCCGAACCTCTGCTCGTTGTATTCGCCTCGCCGCGCGACGGCGGCGGCCGGCGCTATCGCGTCGACTACGCGATCCCCTCCCGAGGATGGGAGCTTGCGTCCAGCGGCCTCGTGCCGCCGGCGGAAACGCTGATGGCTGACTGCACGGCGATTGGCCACACAGCGCATGGCTCGGAAGTCTGGGAGCCGCTCGGCGATGTCGTTCTGCAGTGCGTAGGAATACCCGGCTATCCCGGCAGCTCGCTGCCGCGTGTCGCCTGCATCGTTCGGCCGCGTCACTCGACGCCACACGATGCACGGCCTCTGCTTCAGCATGTTCATGGCGACGTGCTTCAGCCAAAAGGTGGAGGGCGACGGATCGTCTGCATGATGGTCAATGACGCTGCGCGTCGGTGGGGTGGGGGGATCGCGCGTATTGCGGCAACCCGTTTTCCTGGAGCCGAAGCCGCCTTCGCCGAGTGGCTCAGCAGCTCGCCGCGTGATCAGCGCCTTGGGCTAGTTCACTTCTCCCCGGCATCGGGCGGAGTGACTTTGGCAAGCTTGGTCGCGCAACATGGCTACGGGTCTTCAGACAAGCCTCGAATTCGCTACGCAGCGCTCGGTCGGTGCCTCGACACAGTCGGAGATGAAGCTCTTGCGACTGAAGCGTCCGTTCACATGCCCCGGCTTGGGACAGGGGGCGCCGGCGGCGACTGGCAAGTCGTCGAGCAGATGGTGAATGATGCTCTCGTCGCGCGTGGTGTGAGGACCATCGTCTACGATCCCCCGCCGCGCCGCGCAGGAGCGGAGGCGGATCTCTTCGCCTGATCCATGGCTCGCCTCCGCCGCTCCCGCATAGTCCTCCTTTCCGGTCCGATGTGCGCCGGCAAGAGTGAACTCGCCCAGCGGCTCGAGGCGCGCCACGGCGCGAAGATCATCCGGACACGCGACCTGATCTCTGCTGCACGGCCAGAAACACCAAACACAAGGTCCGCTCTGCAGAAGGCGGGTCAGGCGCTCGATAAGGCAGATGGCGGCGCATGGGTGAAGACAGCGCTCGCGCGGGTGATCGAGGGCACCGTAGTCGACGGCGTCCAACCAGACTTGTTCGTCATCGATGCTGTTCGCATTCGCGGTCAGATCGAAGCTGTACGCGATGCCTTCGGCCCCGAGGTGCACCATGTGCACGTCACCGCCAGCGACGTGGAACTTGCGCGGCGATACGGAGAACGTCCAACCGAGACGGTTGAGTTCGCGTCATATGGTGATGCTCGCAAGCATCCTACCGAGCGACGGATTCAAGAGCTCGCGCCGCTTGCTGACATCGTCGTTGAGACCGACCGATCGTCGGCCGATGCCGTGCTCGTTCGCGCCACTGCGCTACTCGGACTCTACCCGCGCTCCATCGTGCCCCTGGTCGACGTATTGGTCGGCGGGCAATACGGCAGCGAAGGCAAAGGCAACATCGTCGGCCACATCGCCCCAGAGTATGATCTACTGGTCCGTGTCGGCGGTCCGAACGCGGGACACAAGGTTTTCGGCGACCCTGTGGAGACCTACTACCACCTCCCATCCGGGACGAGACGCGCGTCCCATGCACGCCTCCTTCTCGGAGCCGGCGCGGTCCTGAAGATCGATAAGCTGCTCCGTGAGATTCAGGAGCACGGCGTTGAGGCAGAGCGGCTTTTCATCGACCGCAACGCCATGATCATCGAGGATAGCGACATTGCCGAAGAGACCAGGCTGACGGAGAGCATCTCTTCCACCGGGCAGGGTGTGGGCGCCGCGAGCGCACGAAAGATTATGCAGCGCAGTGGAGGTGCCCGCCTAGCTGGCGACGTGCCTGAACTGCGGCCGTACATCTGCGACGCACAAGAGATCCTCGCCGAAGCCTACCTTCGGGAGCATCGCGTCCTTCTTGAGGGTACGCAGGGAACCTCGCTCAGTCTTCACCATGGCCCCTACCCACACGTCACTTCGCGGGACACCACGGTTGCTGGCTGTTTGGCTGATGCGGGTATTGCGCCAAGGCGGGTGCGCCGCGTCGTGATGGTGTGCCGTACCTATCCCATCCGCGTCGGCGGCCCATCCGGACCGATGTGGAAGGAACTGACCTACGAGGACCTCGCTACACGTTCCGGCATCCCGCTCGAAAATCTCAAGCGGACAGAGACCACGACCACGACAAAGCGCCAAAGACGAATTGCGGAATTCGACTGGGAGCAATTACGACGATCTGCGCTGTTGAACGGGCCGACCGATCTCGCTCTGACCTTCGTGGACTACATCGACCACAAGAAAAAGGATGCATTCCGCTTCGAGCAGCTGACCCAACCGACACTGCGCTTCATCGAGGAGGTGGAGCGAGTGGCTGGGGTGCCGGTGTCGATGATGTCGACCGGATTCGATTGGCGAAACGTGATCGATAGGCGGGCGTGGTGACCGAGGCGGAACTCTCTGAACTGCTTCAAGACTGCCCGGTCCTCTATCACATGGCGGAACGCGGAAGCTGGCCGTCTATCCAGCGGCACGGCCTCTTGAGCACCTCGGGGCTGCTCGATCTCTACGGCATCTCGGGCGCCGAGCGTGAAGCGATTGAGGCGCGGCGCCGCCCTTCGAATGTCGAGATCCAGGAGGCAAGCCTTGGCCGAGCGGTCGTCCGGGATCAGAAGCCAATGGACGACCTTGGCCTCACCCGCTGCCTTCAGGACGGCTTGACGCCGGAGGAGTGGTACAGGCTCCTTAATCGGAAGGTGTTCTTCTGGCTGACGAGGGGGCGCCTTCTCCGCTTGGTGGGAGCGAAGCCATATCGCAATCTCGAACACGACGTTCTGGAGATTGATGCATCGGCGCTCGTGACGGCACATCGAGAGTCCATCACTCTCTCACCGATCAACAGTGGGGCCACAAAGCCTTACCCGGCGCCTAGGGGGCGCTCGACGTTCTTGCCAATCTCCGAGTACCCGTACGCAGAGTGGCGGCAGAAGAGAAAGCGTGGCGAGCGGGCTGTCGAGTTAGTCGTCGAGCACGGAGTCCCAGACGTAGCTTTGTATGTGCAGCGGGTACTGGTGATGCGGGGGGAAGAAGTCCTCAGCGTCCAGTATGAGCGTGCCTCCTCGGCATGACGCCATTTTCCAACTGAAGGTCAACCAAGCCGCGTCGCAACCGCCCGGAACCGCGCCAGCGCTGCCTCCAGGTCCTCGGCAATGCTAGCGGCGATCTCGGCTGGTGGCGGTAGACTGGCGGGGTCGGTCGCGCCCTCCTCCCGCAGCCAGGACAGGTTGAGATCCAGCTTTTCGCGCGCGGCCAGCTCTGCGTAGCTGAAGCGCTTGAAGCGCTCGGTCTCCTGGCGCTTCGTGCGGTCCGAGAGCTTTGCCATGCTGACGAACTCCGCCATGTCGGCGTCGCGCAGCGGGCGTTCCTTTAGGGTGAAGCGCTTGTTGGTGCGGAGGTCGTAGACCCACAGCGCCTCGGTCCAGGGTTCCTTGCGGCGCGGGCGGGCTTCGAAGAACAGGACGTTCGCCTTCACGCCCTGGCGGTAGAAGATGCCGGTCGGCAGGCGCAGCAGGGTGTGGCACTCGAACTCATCGAGCAGGCGGCGGCGGATCTTCTCGCCGGCGCCGCCCTCGAACAGCACGTTGTCGGGCAGCACCACGGCGGCGACGCCGCCCGGCGCCAGCACGGTCATGATGTGCTGGACGAAGTTGAGCTGCTTGTTGCCGGTGGTGACGTTGAAGTCGGGGCGCTGATAGTCCTCGCGCTCCGTCTCCGCCTCGCCGTCGCCGGTGAAGACCTGGACGGACTGGCGGCGGCCGAAGGGCGGGTTGGTCAGGATCACATCCCAGCGTCGGCCCGGATCGGCCAGCAGCGCGTCGGCGCGGTGGATCGGCGTGACGTCGGCGCGGCCGAGGCCATGCAGGTAGAGGTTCATCGCGGCGAGCCGCGCGACGCCGGCGACGATGTCGTAGCCGGTGAAGCCTTCCTCCCGCATCTTGCGCCCCGTCTCGCGGTCGCGCGCCTCGGGCTTCTGGCGCATGTGCTCGAAGGCGGCGAGGAGGAAGCCGGCAGTGCCGCAGGCGGGGTCGCAGATCGTCTGGCCGGGCCTGGGGTCCACCACTTCGACGCAGGCCTGGATGACGGGCCGCGGGGTAAAATACTGGCCGGCGCCGGACTTGGTGTCGGAGGCGGTGCGCTCCAGCAGGCTTTCGTAGATCGCGCCCTTCACGTCCACGCCGAAGCCCGACCAGCTCTCCGCGCCGATCATCCGCACCAGGCGGTGCAGGTGCGCCGGTTCCTCGATGGTGTTGCGGGCGCGCGTATAGATGGTGCCGACGAGACCGGGCTGGCCCGCGAGCGTCTCCAGCGTGCGGGCATAGTGCTGCGCGAGTTCGCGGCCGGAGAGCGCGACGAGGCGCGCCCAGCGGCAGTCCTCCGGCAGCAGGGAGGGCAGGCCGTCCTCCTCCCGCTCCGCGTCGAACTTGAGGAAGAGCAGGTAGGTGACCTGCTCCACATAGTCGCCGGAGCCGACGCCGGCGTTGTTCATCACATGAGCGAGGTTCCAGACCTTCGCGGTCAGGACGTTCTCGGTTTCGCTCATGCCGGTGTCTCGATCAGGTCGGGCTGCGTGGCGGTGCGGCGCGCGCGGGGGCGGCGTGCAGCGGCTGGCGCGTCGCGGAGGCGCGCGAGCAGGGCGGCCGCGGGCTCGTCGGCCGGGTTTTGCGCGACGAGGCGGCCCGTGAAGGCGGCGTGCAGGATCGATTGGCGGAGCGTGACTGCCGCGGCCTGCTGCGCATTGAGCAAAGCTTCGGCCTCATCGGCGGCGTTCAGCTCCTCCTCGATCCTGCCCAGGAGACGCCGCATCTCTTCGTGCGGGGGGAGCGGGATCGGCAGGGACCGCACCGCGTCGCCCGTTATCTTCGGCATGCTTCCCGCAGTTCCCGAAGCGGCGTTCCGCATGTGACGCCGGCCTGCGGGCGCATTGGCGACACGCCAGATCCAGCCCGTAAGCGCCGGGTCAGGAGTGCGGACGCGGATCATCAAATCCGGATAGACGTAGGTTTCAGGCGGGCCATCGTAGATGGCAGCGATCCCTACATACTCGGGCGTGTTGCCGCGCTGGAAGAGCAGGTCGCCCGAGCGAAGATAGAGCGGCGAGCCTCGCGGGACCGTCTCCGACAACCGCTTCACTGCATGGGGGGCGAGATTGAGGCGGCCCGATGTTGTTGCCGTCAGCTTCAGCGACAGGGTGCCGTTGTCGTTGTCGCCCGCCTTCGGCGAGTAGCCGTTCTTCGGCCCCTCCGAGATGAGTTCAGCCAGCGGCTTCGTTTGCCATCCTTCACCGCCGTCACTGCTGAGGGCGCCGGTGCAGGCAGCGTGGAGGAGGCTGGCGCGGAACTGCGTCAGGCCCTCGCGCGCCCGCGCCAGCGCGGCTTCGGCGGCCTCGATGTCTTCCAATGCTTCCGAGATGGCGGACGCGATCCGAGCCTGCTCCCGCCTTGGAGCAAGCGGGATAGTCGTTTCCTCGAGACGGCCCTTCGTGATGTGCGCCAGCCCGGCCCCGCCGTGCGACTGGGCGATGAAGGCTTCCAGACTGAAGTTCAAGACGTGGCAGAAGTAGTCGCGGTCGATGGCGGACGCGTCGAAATCCACGCGGAAGATATGTTGGTTCAGGACGGCATCACCGCCGCGCCATACGTGCGCGCCGAACGATGTGCCTGGTGTCCCTGACCACGCGAAGAGAAGATCGCCGTTGCAGATGCGATGGTGCTCGGCCACGGCCCCCGAGAAGCGGTTGAACGCTGCGCGCCGGTTATTGAGGTTCTGAATCCGAACAATAGGGAGGCCCTGAAGCTCCCAATCCTCGGGCTTGAAGGCGCGTCCATTGCGAAGCGTGCAGAGGCGCCCAATCGAAGAGCGCGCCCACCCATGCGGCAATTCATCATCCGCGGCTCGGGAAAGCATCCTCAGGCCACCAGCGCGTCGGTCAGGTCATCCACCAGCGCCGGCAGGCGCTCCGCGCCGAACAGCGCGCGTGCTCGCGCGGTGCCGCCACGCGACGAGAAATCCGACGCCTCGCGCAGATCGTCGAGCCGCAGTTCCACGTTGCTCGCCACCCAGTCCTTCATCAGCCGCAGCCACTCCATCTGCGCCTCGGTGTAGTCGCGCCCGGCCTTCTTCTCGCGGCCGAGCCACAGCTCGAAATTGCGGTTCACGTCCGGCGCGAAGGGGGCTAGCACCGCTCGCGCGCCGATGGCGTAGCGCACCAGCCCCACCAGGTCGGTCAGCAGGCCGGCCGGCGCACGGGTCTGCCCCGCATGCAGGCGCCGGTAGCACGCCCACACCGCCTTGTCGTCCAGCAGCCAGGGCGGCCGCGCCATGGCCGCGCGCAGCTCCTGCAGCATCGCGTAGGTCAGGCGGCGCTGTGCATGCGGCCGGGCGTAGAGGATGGCGAGCGCGGCGAGCTGGTCGGCTTCCTCCTCCAGGAAGCGGCCGAAGCGCTCGGTGATCTCGGTCGCGCGGTTCAGGTCGAAATCGGCGGAGAGCACGGCGTCGGCCGTCAGCTCGTCCACGATGATTTCGGTCTGGCGCTGGGCTTCCAGGATGGCGCGGCGCAGCGCGGGGTTGGCGGCGAGCGGCCGGCAGGCCTCGGCGCGGAGGGCCTCAGCGGCGGCGTCCCAAGCGGCTTCGTCGTCGGGCGTCGCCGCGCCGGCCTGCCGCGCGCGGGCCTCGATGCGGACGGGATCGGCAGCGTCCACCAAGGCGCGGGCCAGGTCGGTCAGCGTCGCCCCGGCGGCGGCCTGGGTCAGCTCGGCGCGCGCCGGGTCGGGCAGGCGGCGTTCCAGGCGGGCCAGGCGGCCGGCGAGGGTGGCGCAGGTGTCCTCGTCGGTGTGGCCGAAGGCGACGCGCTCCAGCAGAGCTTCCAGGCTGAGGGTGCGGTCGCGCTCCAGCGGCTCGGTCGGCGTCTTCACGCTCTCCGTCACGCCGACCGCGTCCACGATGATGAACCGGTCCTTCCGCTCGGCGGAGGGCGTGGCGCGCTGCAGGTCGGTGGGCAGGATGGTGCGGGCGCCGCGGCCGCGCATCTGCTCGAAATACTGGGCGCTGCGGACGTCGCGCAGGAAGATCACGACCTCCAGCGGTTTGATGTCCGTGCCGGTAGCGACCATGTCCACCGTGGTGGCAATGCGGAACAGGTGGTCGGTCCGGAAGTCCTGGATCAGCTCCTGCCCGCTGCGGCCGGTGGCGCGGTAGGTGATCTTCTGGGCGAAACGGGCGTCGCCGCCGAAGACCTCGCGGGCGATCTCGGTCACCGTCTCGGCGTGGCTGTCGGACTGGCAGAAGATGAGGGTCTTCGGCACCTCCTGCCGGCCAGGGAAGAGCTGGGTCGGCAGGGCGTCGCGATAGGCCTGCAGCACGGTGCGGATCTGGTTCGGCACCTCCACGGCGCGGTTCAGCTGGCCGGGGGTGTAGGGCAGGTCCTCGTCCAGCGCGGCGAGGCGGCGGCGGCGCGTCTCCTTGTCGCGGTGGGGGACGGTGAAGCCTGCGGGGATGGTGCCGCCGCGTTCGCCGACCTCGGTGCGGACGCGCCAGACCTCGAAATCCACGTTCACGCCGTCGGCGACGGAGCGCTCGAAGGGATACTGGCTGACCAGGTTCTGCTGGAAGAAGCCGAGGGTGTGGCGGCCGGGGGTGGCGGTGAGGCCGACCAGGAAGGCGTCGAAGTATTCCAGCACCTGGCGCCAGTTGCCGTAGATGGAGCGGTGGCACTCGTCGACGATGATGAGGTCGAAGGTCTCGGGCGGGATGGCGGGGTTGTAGGTGACGGGGCGCTCGGCATCGTCGGCGGCGCGCTCGAAGCCGCCGCGCTCGTCGTCGGCGTCGTCGAAGGGCTGGCCGCGCAGGACCGAATAGAGGCGCTGCACGGTGGAGATGACGACGCTGGCCGAGGGGTCGATGGTGCTGCCCTGAAGGTGCTGGACCGTGAACTCCTCGCGGAACAGCAGGCCGGCGCCGCCGGGGGCGAAGGCGTCGAACTCGCGCTTGGCCTGGGTGCCGAGATTGGCGCGGTCCACCAGGAACAGCACCCGGCCCATGCGGACGGGCGGCGAGAGCAGGCGGTGGGTGAGCGCGCAGGCCGTGTAGGTCTTGCCGGCGCCGGTCGCCATGGAGACCAGGGCACGGGGCTTGCCCTGAGCGAGAGAGGCTTCGACGCCGGCGATGGCCTCGGCCTGGCAGGGGCGCAGGCGCGTCAAGTCGAGCGGCGGCAGGGTGGCGAGGCGGGCCCGGAGGCTGCTGCCGGCAGCGAGCATGGTGCGCAGCGTCTCGGGGCGGTGGAGGGCGAAGACGCGGCGGGGGCGGGCGAGCGGGTCGCGGGCGTCCTGGAACAGGGTCTCGGCGCCGGTCGAGACGTAGACGAAGGGCAGGGGGTCGGCCCAGGCGGGATACCGGGCCGGCGCGGCGCGCGTGTAGTCGTCGCCCTGGCGCACGACGCCCGACAGGGTCGTGCCTTCGGGCTTCGCCTCCAGCACGCCGCAGGCGCGGCCATCGAGGAAGAGCAGGTAGTCGGCGGGGCCGGTGGCGGTCGGGGTTTCGCGCACAGCAATCCCGGGCCCGGCGTGCAGGTTCACCTCGGCCCGGTCCTGGACGATCCAGCCAGCGGCCGCGAAGCCGGCATCAATGATCTGTCGCGCCCGTGCCTCTGGGGCTGCGTCGCGGCGCCCGCGCTCCTGGCCATGCATACCGGAAGGGTAACACAGGATCGGGAGATTCGAGGGGCTTGGGCCTGCGACGCGCCGGATTCAGACGTCCGAGGCGTTCGCCTGGGCGAAGCAGTTGCTGAATATCCAAGTCCTGCGACGCGGCAAAGATGAGGCAGAACAACGGGTTGAGGCTTGTAGACTGGATCGGGCCAGTCCCAAGGTCCGGAGAGAAAAGCCCGGAGAGAGAACCGCATAGGGCTTCGGTGCCGCCCTTGAAGTCTCAAGGTGCGCGCGGAAAACGTGGCGCAAGGCCGCGCTTCTGCGAGGCGACGCCACTATGGAGAATGTGTTCTGAGAGACCGACTGGAGCGGGCGAAGGGATTCGAACCCTCGACCCCAACCTTGGCAAGGTTGTGCTCTACCCCTGAGCTACGCCCGCGCTCCGTCTGGCGTGGCCGGGATATGTCATAGACCCCGAGG